GTTGTACCTGATTTTATTATTAAATTACCACTTGTGTTAGTAGCACTACCAAATGTTGTACCGCCATCTTTAAAGAATATATCTCCCCCATCTGCATCTAATATAATATCAGTAGTAGCATCTAGTGTTATAGTTGATCCAGAATCAATTTCTGTAATTACAGGAGTTGTTAAGGTTTTATTAGTTAATGTTTGTGTGGCAGCGTTTTGTGTAAGTTGAAACCCGCCAGCAGTGGTACCGTCATGTACTCTAAGAGTATCTAAATCTGTATCAACACTAATTTCCCCTACCGATCCGGTAAAAGCATTATTCTGAGATGTTGTTCCTCGTCTATGTTGTAAAATAGTTGGCATTAGTGCTCTCCGTTATATTATGCATATCCATATAATTTTATTAAAAATTTACCAGCAGTATATGTTGCGTTAGTAGACCCGCCACTAGCAACAAGATACAAATACCCATTAGCAGGAGGAATAGTTGTTAACCCTGCAGAGTGTACTATACTAACTAAGTCTATTGTATTTCCAATATCTGAAGTAAGTATTGCACTATCTGCTTTTATAGTGCCGTTTGATGCTAGGGTATTTAATTTAGTACTTAGATGTTTGCCTACCCAGTCACCGTCTGTATTTAATAATGCTGTTTCTGTTAAGGCAGTTATAAGTGATTCTTCTGTTCCTGTCGCTTCTGTAGCAGAATAAAGGTCAATGTCTGATTCGCCGCCTGCAGGTGTTTCTAAACACTGTATATATCCGCTTAGTATGGTTCCATTGATAGCTGTAGTAATTTGACCATAATGGCTATTTGCAGTTCCTGCTTTACCGATGATGTCACCGTCAGCGTCACCAGAATTTAATCCTGTTAAGTCTAAGATAATAGTTGTTTCTATAATATTTCCAAGAGTAATTACTGAGTGTTTTACTATAGCCGTTGCAACTGATGTAATTCCTGTTCCAGCAGTTATTACAGCATTGCTAAGAGCAATTCCTCCGGTTGCAGATATAGTATATGCACCGTCGATGCGTTTAGTTATAGCCATTAAGTTTATTCCAAAATATACTGTTTTACATATTTATCAATGTTTTAAAATTATCTTTAGACATAATTTCCAAGTTTGGCAATTCTAACCAACTATCAGGAGTATAATTGTTCAATGGATTAACATGGAAGAATTTTTGTTTATCGTAAGTTTCTACTATCTTGTATACTTGATCTACCCAGTTTACAAATTCAGTTGCTTTTGCAGTTTTTTCTAAGTAATTACTTGTTCCTGCATATAAGTTATTAATAGTGTAACTGTCACTGATTAAATCAAACCCTATCATAAAACAAGAATTATTAGTTTCTTTTGCAGAGATTGCTAACGCATTAGGACCACTGCTAAATGCTTGATACATTGGATCAAGTGCTTTTGCACCACTGCCAATTATAATATGTTTTTCTCTAGTATAATGATTATTATTCTTACTATATTCAGACTTTTGGATTTCTTCAGCCATATTTTTATCAGTGCTAACTAAAACATCAGGTACTATCTCTTCATAAATTCTATTACAACCATAAAGTTTACCTTTAGATTTTAATTCATGAAGACTAAAGTCTTTTCTTGTTTTTCCGTTTCCTAATATAAAAGAAAATTCTGTCATGTTTAATAATACTTTATATAGATAATTTTGTCAACAAAAAAGGGAGGAAAAATCCTCCCCTCAATGTTTGTTCTCTAATCTTATGAGAAAGTGATGTTACTCATTGCAACTTCACCAACATAGTCACCTGCATTACCAAGAGATGCTGCTGTGTTTGATAACTCAACATATCCATATCTTGTCATGAAAGAAACTACTGGCTCAAAAGTATCAGGATCTAATACAGTTCCTGAACTCATTAGTGGAATATAAGGACAATAAAATGCTGCTGCATCTGTCTCTGATGAACCTTTGTATCCAACTAGTACTGCTGTAGAATCAGCGGCATATGAATCTACGTATATCTTCATTGCGCCGTTCAAAGTTCCAACAAACTTAGTGTTTGTAGGTGCTTCAAAAGTACCTTCTGTTGTTCTTGCGAACGCAGAAGTTGATGCACTTTGTAGTACTGTTAATGCTTCAGGAGAAACAACTGACCAGTTACCTGCGCCTCTTCTTGTTCTCTGTGCAATCTTATTAGCAGTTCTGTTTATAAGAACTGATAAAGCGGCATGCTCGTCACCAACGTATGTTGCTGTACCAGATACTGTTGCTTGGTTAAATGTCTCTTCAGTAGCGGCTAGTGATCTTAATGATCCTATTACTTCCTGATCGATTTCTGCAGTAATCTCTTGAGCAAGTGCTGCCATGATTTCTGCTTCAACATCAATACCGTGCATTGATTGTGCATCTTGTGCTGCCTCGAAAGTCCATCTTGCTTGTAACTTTCTTGTTTTTGCTTCTACAGGTTGCTTTAAGATTTGGATACTAATTTTGTTTCCACCAGTTCCCTCTTTAGCCGCAGAAGTTGCGCCTTTTCCAGTTGTTAAACTACCTGAATATGCAGTAGCAATCTTGAATGGTGATAATGCTTCATCACCTGCAATAACATCTGTATCAAATGGTGCACTTGCAGTTGAATCTGCAGCTTCTGCATATCTAACTCTTAGTGTATGGATCTGAGATACAGGTCCTTGCATTGGTTGAACACCAACGATTTCGTTAGCGATTACTGTTGGCATAACTCGTCTTATAACAGGTAAAATTACTCTGTTTAGTGTTGCCATGTTACCTGATGTAGTAGAACCAGCTGTTGCTGCCTCTGAAAGGTATCTTTTTGTGTTCTCTAGAACAACTGCCATTGAGCTTCTTCTGTTGCCTTCTAAACCTTCTAGAAGAGCATCTTTTGTTGAGCCCCAACGACCTTCTAATAGTACGTCTGACATTTTGTGTCTCCTTTTAGTACTCTATTTTAAGCCTGCCAACTTGCGTAATTCAACAACATTATCGTCGATTATCACAGGTTGAGTTTTTACTTCTTTGTTACCAGTTACTGCCTTACGGCTCTCTGTTACTAATTTCTTTTCTGATTTTATAGCAGAGTTACCGTCTAGAACAACTGGAAGGTAGCGATCATATGCAGTTTTAAGTTTACTGGTCTGAACACTTTCTAGAAGGTCACGCATTACTGCGCCTTTATCCTTATTAAGTGGTTTCAATAATTCGTTCATACTTTCTTTGCGTTTTGCATTTTCGTTAATCTGAATTATTTCTTTTTCTTTAGTCTCAATAAGTTGAGATTTTGTTGCAACCGCTTCGTTTGCTTCGTTTAATGATTTTTCGTTTCCTTCAACGATCTTCTTGAGGTCTTTAATCTCTTGATTCTCATTTAAGTAACTTGCACTAAATTCAGTTGCGAATGCTTCAAAAATTTTGCGTCCAAATGTATTTTCTTTGGCTGCATCGATGTCTTCTTTTAGTTGAGTGATTTCAGCATTTAGATTGTTTGCTACTGATTCCTTAACTAAGTTTGCTGATTTCTCAATAAACTTTGTTTTAAGAGTCTTAAACTGTCCACGTGCTTCTTTAACTAGCCTTACTTTAGTTTCAACAACATCTTGACGATCCTTTTGAAAATCAGTAATTTCTTCTGCTAATTGTGCGTGTATGAACTGTTCTAGTTTACTAACATGCTCGTTTTGAGCCTTTCTATCAACATTGAGTTCATTAATCTCTTCTGCTAATTGCTTAACTAAAAATTTATCAAAAGTTGAAGTTGTCTCTTGCATTTTACCAACAAATTTTGCTCTGTCTTCTGCAAGGTTCTTCTTCTCTTCTGCAAACTCTTTTAGTTCAGTTGTTAGATTCTCAGTAACCATCCTATCCAATGCTTCGACCATAACAGATTTGTCATGCTCGTATCTGTTCGCGAATTCTTCACGAAGTTCAACTTTGACTTGCTCGCGAGTCTCAGTTAACTTTGCTTCCCAAGCCTCAGCGATTTGAGTCTTAGTATCTTCGTTAATGAGATCACTATCCAATAATGGTTTGATTGCATCTAGCATTTTGGTCTCCTAGATCTTTAAGTCCCTGATGAGACGCATTACTTCGTCTTTCAGGTGTTTTTGTACTTTTCCTTTTCCGCCTTCGCGGGCCATTTCAAGTACATTGTGCCCTCCACGCATATTTAGTAAGCCTTCGTATATGGCTGTTGGATATGCATTCGGTGCACTTGGTTGTGCCACTATATCTACAGTGACAATTTCGAAACCAGACACGTTACCACTGCCAGGCGCGACTTCTCCGCTCCCTCTTGAACTAACTCCTAGTTTTACTCCATTATCCAACATGGTTCTTACTAGAACACCCATTGGAGTTGGTAATATTTTTAATTTTCCGAAGCCATTTGGCCCATCCATCCACATACTTTCAATCATATGTGATACTCGATCTAAATTAATTTTTAAATCATCTGGATGGTCTACTTCGCCTAAAACAGAATTACCTTTGCTGATCTGCTCATTCAGTGTTTTAACTGCAATAGAAATTTGATCAACAGGGTAAACTCGTTCATTGGCGTTTTTGACTCCGCCTTGAATGCAAATACCTTTCATAAAGAGATCTTTACCTTCGTTAGTGGTTTCTAAAACGATTTTTGCATTATCGAAAGTAAGATGTTCTCTAAGATAGTTCATATAACTAACCTACCTTAAACTTTTTTCTGATTAGGTACTGTAGTACTGCCCATGTCTTGTGCTTTTGGTGCTGCTCTACCTGTTTCTGCACTGCCTGTTGACATTGATGCTTTAGCAGTTGTTTTCATATCTTTGTTAGGCTCTTTCATTGAAGCATTTGTATCACTACCGTCTGTACTAGACATATTTACTGCTTTCATTTCAGCGCCTTCAGCAATTGACTCTTCCATGTCGTCGTCCATATCCATGTCGTCGTCCATATCCATGTCGCCTTCTGGCTCCATATCCATATCTGCATCCATATCCATATCTGCATCCATTTCATCGTCTTCGCCGCTCATAATTTTTTCAAATTCTGCTTTTAATTCGTCCATTTCGTTTTCTACTGAAATTAGACGCTCTTCCATCTCATCTTCATCTGCTTCTTCTGATACTGCTAAA